CCCAAATTCCCAAAACTTAATGTTGTAATTTTACAAAAGGAGGTGGTCAGATGGCTAGACCACGTAAATTGAACCTACAAAAGCAGGGACACCGAACTAAAGAAGAATTACAAGAAGCTGAGAACGTTGAAAATGGGCTTTATGAGTTTGATCAGATTGATGCAGAAAGCTTACCAGAAGATTTAACCGAAGGTGCTACTAAAGAATGGGTGCGTGTTGTTCCTCTTTTACAACAATTACCAATTGCAGAACTCGACTATGGTTTGATAAAAAAATATTGTCAATTAGTTGATATTAGTGATGAAGCATATCAAGAAATGCAACAAGTAGGTACGTATCAACCTGATAACCATCGTAAAACAGGACCATATGTCACATTCATGGATACTACAAGAGAGATTATAAGCATATGCGGTAAGTTAGGTATGACAATTGATAGTCGTATGCGTTTAGTTGTACCGGTTGAAAAGGATAAAGCAAAATCTGTTTACGATGAATTTGGTGTTGATGAAGATGACTAACGTTAAGATACCTAAAGCGTATGAAGAACTCCTAAATATACCCAATGATTTAAGAGATGATGCATACAAATACTGCGTCATGGTTTTATCGGGTGCATATATTACATGCAAAGATACTAGACTTGCTTGTATTCGTCATTTAAAGGACATTCACAGGGCGATAAATAACTCTGAATGGAATTATGTTTATAAACCTAAACGTGCTAAAAAGGTTATTAAATTCATGGAGACACTACCTGATACAAAAGGTAAGATACACAAATTGACATTGTTTCAAAAGTTCATTGTCGCCAGTGTCAGAGGTTGGTTCACAAAAGATAAAGATATGTTGAGATTCAAGAAAGCATTTATCTCAATGGCAAGAAAAGGAGGCAAGTCACTTTTGGTAAGTGGTCTTGTCCTTTATTCTTTTTTATTCGATAGAGAGCCTATAGAAGGCAGACAAATATTTTGCGCTGCCAATGACAAGAAACAAGCAAGTGTTGTGTTCAACATGGTAACTAAACAACTTATGCATTTAGTATCAAAAGTACCAGAATTAAAGAAAGACGTTAAAAAAGTACGAGAGTTGCTTAATAACTTGCGTGATGACTCTTTTGTTATGCCATTGTCACGTGATACCAGTGCAGTCGATGGTTTTGAACCGTTCCTAGCCGTTATTGATGAATACCATGCAGCTAAGACAGACGAAATGGTCGAATTAATTCAATCAGGTCAAGGTAACTTATATCAATCACTTATCTTTATTATCAGTACCGCAGGTTTTAACTTGAATTCGCCAATGTATACAAATGAATGGCCTTACGCTAAAGATATCTTAGTTGAAGTTTATGATGATCCAGAATACTTTGCGATTATCTACGAACAAGATTCGGAAGATGAATGGCAAGATAAGACAACATGGGCTAAATCTAATCCATTAATAAATGAGTCAGACGACTTGAAAGAACAAATTGAAGAGTATTTAGAAAAGCGCGTAGCAGAGGCTAATAAAAAAGGATCTATGTTCAAGGTACTTGTTAAAAACTTCAATTATTGGTTACAAGCAAGTACGGAATCCTACTTAGATTTCAATGATTGGAAAAAGAATGAAACAGATTTTGATATACATGGGTCTAAAACTTATATCGGCCTAGATTTGTCGCGTGCTGATGACTTAACCGCAGTATCATTCATTCATCTTAATGAAGATAGTCAGCAATATTATGTGACAAGTCATTCGTTTGTGGCTACTAAAGGTGGACTGGATGGAAAAATTGATAGAGATTTTATTGATTATAGACAACTTGCAGAAAACGGTTATTGTACGATTACCGATTTGCAAAGCGGTATTATCAATACAGACCAAGTTTTGAATTACATTGAAGATTACATCAATCAATACAACCTAGATGTACAAGCGATATGTTATGACCCATATTCAATACATGGTGTTATTGCAGAAATTGAACGTAGAGATTGGCCATATGATTTATTAGAAATCAGACAAGGGCCACAAACGTTATCTAATCCGATACTAGATTTTAGATTGAAAGTGATTAACGGAGACATCAAACATCATAAAAACCCGTTGTTAGACATTGCGATTAAAAACGCGGTGGCTAAAGATACTAACGACTCGTTAATGATTGAGAAGAAAATGAACAGAGAAAAGATAGATCCACTCATGTCGACCATATTTGCTTATGTAATGGCTTGTGAACATGAATGGGATACAGAAACTTTAATGCCATTGTTCTTATAGGAGGTGTGATGATGAAAAAATTCTTATACGCATTTGTAGTAATACTATTATTAGTTGTGGGTTTAATAGGGCTGTTCTACGGTTTGTTTATACTTTGGCAACCTTTAGCTTATATTATTGGTGGGTTGTTGCTTATCGGTCTCTCTGGCGTTTTAAATCAAGCATATGACAACACCTCAATGAGTCGGAAAGGGGGTGACAGTTAATGCCATTACTTGATTTAGGGTTTACAAGCAAACAAGAAAAGATGAACAGAGATTTAGAGAGATTGTTGTATTGGCAAGAACATGGCACACATTCAAGCTATGTTGGTATAAACGCGTTACGAAACAGTGATGTATTTACTGCTACACGAATTATTTCAGCAGACATTGCAAGTACTAAATTAAAGGTTAAAGGTCATGAAACAAATACTGTGATGAACCAAATATTGGATTTGTTCAACAATAATCCACATTCAGACTTACCAGGTTGGCACTTTAAGTTTATAATCATCGCCAACATGTTACTCAATGGACAATCTTTTGTTGAAATTGTACGTGATAAAAATGACTTCCCCGTAGGCTTTCACTTCTTACATAATGATTTAGTAAGAGTTGAAGAAAAAGACGGAGATATTGTCTACAACGTGAGCGAAGATGTGGAAGGTAACGCTGCAAAGATAACCAGTGAGGATATATTGCACTTTAGATACATTACATTAGATGGATATGTGGGTTATAGTCCTTTGTATGCTTTAGCACACGAAATTGGTATTTCTCAAGGATCTAAGAGTTTCTTACGTAACTTCTTCGATAATGGCGGTACATCAACATCAGTGTTGAAGTATAAAAAAGGGCAAATCAATGCTGAACAATTAAGAGAATTGAAAAAGAATTTTTCAGAAAGTCAATTAAAAAACAATGGTGGTTTAGTTGCTATCGATGACACAATGGAATTTAACAGACTACAAATTCCAGTCGAAGTTTTAAACTTCTTAAACAGTTATAAGTTTAGTACGTCTCAAGTTGCTAAAGCATTTGGTTTACCAGTATCTAAGTTAGGTATTGAAACAGTCAATACGTCTATTACACAAGCAAATCTTGAGTATCTTCAAAGTACATTAGATCCAATATTTAAGATGATGATTGCAGAACTTGAAACAAAAATATTTAAATTCATTGATTCTGGTTACGAATTAGAGTTCGACTCATCTCGTCTTATTGATATTGATCCAGAATTACAATTACAACGTATTACTGAGTTGCATAGTAAAGGGATTATTTCAACAGACGAAGCAAGAAGTGTATTTGGTTATCAACCTATCGAACATGGTGAACAACCATTGGTTGACCTTAACAGAGCGCCTCTTAACACATTAGAAAATTACCAAAAATCGAAGATTGATAAAGAAGTCGAAAAGAACTCCATTAAAGGGGGTGATGAGTATGACGAATAGTAACGTTGACACTGGGCAGCAAGACATGGTTGTTGAAGGTTACGCAATTATCTTTAATTCAATGAGTGATGACTTGGGTGGGTTCAGAGAAATAGTAGCGCCAAATGCCTTAGACGGTGTAGATGTAAGCGATGTGAAATGTCTAATCAATCATGATTTCAGTTATGTTATAGGACGAACACAAGCAGGAACGCTTGAGTTACAGGTGGATGAAAAAGGGCTATACTTTAAATGCCACTTACCTAATACATCATACGCTAGAGATATTTATGAGAATATTAAAGCGGGTAACGTAAACCAGTGTAGTTTCTTTTACACATTACCACCTAATGATTCAACAGCTCGTACATGGCAAAATATAGATAATGAGTATGTTCAAACCATAAATAAAATTGATGAACTTATTGAAGTTAGCATTGTTACAATGCCAGCCTATAAAGATACATCGGTTGAAGTCGGTCAACGTGCAAGAGATTTGAAGAAATTTAAACAGTTGGAACAAATGAAAATAGCTTTAGATTTAGAAAGCCTACGTTTTGAAACGTAAGGCTATTTTTTATGAACAAATTTAATAAGGAATGATATTGCATGGCTAATTTAGATGAGCGTAAAGAAGAAATCGTAAATTTGATTTCTAAAGCGCAAGAAGCAGTCGAAAAGGGCGACCTAGAAACTGCTCGTAATTTAAAAGCTGATATTGATGCTCAAAAGAAAGAGTATGAAGAACTTGAACAGCTTTCAAAAGAAATTGAAGCATCAGCACCTAAACAAGATGAACCACCTAAAGATGAAGGTGCAGAAGTTGAAGATAACAAAGGTGATAGCTCTGGAGAAGAATCAGAAAATAAACCATCTGATGACAAAGAAGAGAAACCGTCAGACGAAGAAAAAACTGATGATAAACCGAAACCAGATGGTCCATCTGAATCTGAAGAAAAGCCAGAACCATCAGCTATCGAGAAAGTAGAAGAACCTACAGAAGAAGAGTTGGAAGAAGAAAAAGACAAAAAGAAAAAAGAAGGAGCGAAACGTTCTATGGCGAAATTAAATCAAAATACAGAGACAAACGAAGAAATTCTAGCATTTGAGCAGTACATGAAATCTAAAGGAGCGAAACGTGACAACGTTAAATCAGATGACGTTGGTGTAACAATTCCAGAGGATATTAAATATATTCCTGAAAAAGAAGTTAAAACAGTCCAGGATTTATCAGAGTTGGTACAAAAAACATCAGTATCAACAGCAAGTGGGAAGTACCCAATCTTAAAACGTGCTAACGCTAAATTTAACACTGTGGCTGAATTAGAGAAAAACCCAGAGTTAGCTCGTCCGGAATTTGAAACAGTTAATTGGGAAGTTGAAACGTATCGTGGAGCAATTCCGATTTCACAAGAAGCATTAGATGATTCTGTTGCTAACTTAACTGCTATTGTTTCTGAAAATATTAACGAACAAAAAATCAACACTTTAAACGAACGTATTGGTGAAGTTTTAAAAGCATTCAATCCTACTACTGTTTCTAATGTTGATGACTTAAAAGAAATTATTAACGTTAAATTAGATCCAGGTTATGATCGTCAAATCATTTGTACTCAAAGCTTCTACCAAGCAGTGGATACATTGAAAGATAAAAATGATCGTTATTTATTAAATGATTCAATTATCAATACTTCAGGTAACACTTTACTTGGAATGAACGTAACTGTAGTACGTGATGATTTGTTAGGTAAAAATGGAGATGCACTAGCATTTATCGGTGATGTAAAACGTGGTGTGTTATTTGCAGACCGTACAGACGTTTCAGTTCAATGGATTGAAAACGAAATCTACGGTAAATACTTGATGGGTGCTTTCCGTTTTGACGTTAAACAAGCAGACAAAAACGCTGGTTTCTTCGTAACGTTTGAAGCTGCAGCAGAACCTAGTGGCGATTTAGGAGCATAAGTAAAGTAGGTGAATTCAATGTTCAAAATAGATAACGTTGAATCTATTAAGCGAGCGATACGTGTAGATCATGACTATGATGATGATTTGATTATGCAAGTTTATTTACCTGGAGCAATCAGTGAGGTTAAGGCTGCTGTTTCTTTAGATGAAGAAGATGAAAAATTCTACAACAATAATCCTATATTCAATTTAGTGGTCTTGAATATTATTGCTCACCACTACGATAATCGTTCAATCACATCTAATGAACAATCATTTGATGTGCCTGCATCATCAATGAAACTTATACAAACATTAAGAAGTAATCTAGTTAAGTGGCGAAAAGATAACATCGAGGTGATAGACGATGAATCTTAACGAGCTTGATTATAGAGTTGCTTTTTATTCTGTCTCAAATAATGGGCCTGAGGCAGGAGTTAGTGATAAGAAAGAAATTTTTAATTGTTTCGCTGGTCTATACGAACCCACACAAAAAGATGTACAATTAGGAAATTTAGAAACAAGTAAACGTTCTGTAACTATCAATATTAGGGATGCACAGCCTGACTTTCTTCCTACAGTCAATCACGTATTTGAAATTAAAAATGGAATGTATGCTGGGTTAACTTTTGACATTAAGAACGTTGCGCCTGCTAAAACTCCTAATTACATCAAAGTGGTAGGTGAAGAATCATAGGGATATCAATCAAAGGTGATAAAGAACTTATAGCATATTTAGAAAAGCAATATGGAAAATCAGAAACAAAGCGCATCACTGATTATGCATTAACTAAAGGTGGAAACAAAGTTGTGAGTATTATCAAAAGTAATATGAAAACTTTTAAGGACACTGGAGAATCGGTAGCAGAAACTACACTTTCAAAACCTATGACGATAAGCGGAGTAAGAACCGTTAAAATTCATTGGCGTGGTCCTAAACAACGTTATCGTATTATCCATCTAAATGAATACGGTCACTTTGATCGTTCAGGAAAGTGGGTTAATACAGCAGGTAAAGGTGTGATTGAACGTGCTATGAGAGAAGGACGCGAAACCTACTTTCAAACAGTTAAAGAAGAAATAAAAAGGCGGGTGTAGCGATGGATGACATCACAATGAAGATATACCAAGCGATTATAGATAACAAAGAAATTATGGAACATGTTCCTAAGAACAATATAAAGTTCTTCGATTATCCCAACGCACAAGAAATCAAAGATGTAGTGATTGTTATAGATCCATTGGATACACCTAAACCTTCTGATTTCGGCGATGACGACAATTTAACTTACGAATACTTTTATCAAATAGATGTATTTGTAAAACAAAAGCAAGGCGTAAACGGACGAGTCATATCGGATAGGCTCGTTTTTTTATTGCAAAGAATGATGTGGGAAGTATTGGGATTTGGTGAAGCATCTTCCATGAAACCCGAATATATCAAGGAATTCAATATCTACCGACAAGCTAAAAGGTTTGAAGGTAAACAATATTTTAAAATTTAGGAGTGTTTTAATATGGCAGAGAAAAACTACCGTTCATTTACAGGTTTAACAGAATTTTATTATAAAGTGCATGGTGAAGGTGGCGTTCAAAAAGTTGCTGATCCAGAACGCATTAAATATTTACAAGAAATTTCAGTATCAAAAGACCAAGACATCGAGAAAGCATATGGTGATAACCAAGTGGCAGAAATGGCAGTTGCTAACGGAACAATTGAAGTAGAAGCTGGTTTCCACAAATTACCATTAGAAGATAGAGTGGCACTGTTTGGTTTAGAGAAATCTGAAAGTGGCATCGTTTCAGTTGGTAACGATACGCCACCATATGTAGCTGTTATGTTTGCTAAAACTATGGAAGATGGTTCACGCGAATATGTGGGATTACCTAAAGGATTATTCACATTCCCTGAATTAGAAGGTAATACAAAAGAAGATGGCGTAGAATTCAGTTCTGACTCTACTACTGCTGAATTCATGCAAGCTAAAGTTAAGGGCTTCGAAGAAGAAAAAGCAATGTTATTAGGTCACGATGCTAAAGGTACATCTGTTATGAAGGATGCTATTTGGGAAGCTATCTTTGGTGAATCTGCAGAAAGCAGTAATCCATCTGATGACACAGCAGAATCAGAATTAGGCGCATAACTTACAGGAGGTTTGATTATGGCTAAGAAAAAATATGAAGTTTTACACAAATTCATCGATTTAGAGGATAAGAACAAAGTATATAACGCTGGTGATACTTATCCTAAACCAGCAAACAAAAAAGTGTCTCACGATCGCATATTAGACCTTTCTACAAGCGATAACAAACGTGGCAAGGCATTAATCAAAGAAATAGAAGAATAACCAATACGAGGGCTTAAATGCCCTCTTTTTATTTACAATTCAAAAACAAAGGAGCAATTATAAATGGCTAAACGTAATTTTATTAAATTAGTACAAGTAGACAAAAAAGGTAACGCAGTAACAGATTCAGAAGGTAACGCAAAATTCGACACTTATATTACACCTACACAAATTCCATTCCGTAAAATCTATGATGCTGCTGATTTAATGGACGGTGCATCAGACGAAAATACTTCAGCGCAAGAAAACATTGACCAAATGTTAGATATGGTGGTTGATATCTACAATAATCAATTCACAAAAGACGACTTATTAGACAGATTACATGCACCAGACGCAGTAGAAGAATTACAACAACAAATTCAATTCATTGCACAAGGACAAATGGATGAAGAAAGAAAAAAGGAACTAGCGAGAATCATTTAAAACCTATCTCTTACAAAGAACATAAAGAAAATATGAAGAAGCTCATACTGCAAATGATGAAAGAAGGCGGTAAGGATATTAATGATATTTTAGATATGCCTTTCGCTTTCTTCATGGAATTAGTTGACGAAAGTAATAAGAAGAACGTCAAAAAAACTGAAAGTATGATTAATGCATTCATGTAATACGTCTTGTAAGTAAGGAGGTGAAGTGATGGCAGAAAGAATCAAAGGTTTACAGATAGACCTGTCGATGCGAGATGTAAATATAAGTAAGACATTGGCTGGAGTAAAAAGAGAATTTAGAGCATTAAACTCAGACCTCAAACTATCAAGTAATAACTTTAAGTATGGAGAAAAAAGTGCTAATGCCTATAGATCTCGTATGAATGATTTAGATGGAGCTATTAAACAAGGTACTGCTAATTTAGATTCACTTAAATCTCAATATGAAGAAGTTGCTCGAACGCAAGGTGCTAATAGTGCTAAAGCTGTTAGATTACGTACTGAGTACAATAATCAAGCCATAGCAGTTAATAAAATGAGAGATGAATATAGTAGATTAAACAGTTACTATAGGGAAAATTTTTCCATTGCAGGTCGATTGAGCAATTCTTTTAAAAGTGTTGGTTCAAACATGCAGAATGTAGGTCAACAAGCACAAAATTTAGGTAGTTCTCTTACAAGTAAAATTACTAAGCCAGCGTTAGTAGCTGGCACTGCAATGGCAGGTATAACAGCTAAGCTAGGTTTTGACAGATTGGTCGGTCTTGATACTGCTAAAGCAAAACTCGAAGGTTTAGGCTATTCAACTAAAGAAGTGGGTTCGATTACTGATCAAGTAACACATGCGATTCAAGGCGGTATGACAACAATGGCTGAAGGTACCGATGTTGCAGCAGGTGCATTAGCGGCAGGAGTAAAACAAGGTAAAGAATTAGAAAAGTATATTAAATTAGTTGGTGATGCGGCTGTCGGAAGCAATAGACCGGTATCTGAAATGGCAATGATATTTAATAGAGTTCAAGGTCAAGGAAAACTAATGACTCAAGAATTAAATATGATTGAAGAAGGTATGCCTGGATTTAGTAATGCTATGGCTAAACATCTTGGCGTTTCCTATGACGCGTTCAGGGAAATGGTTACCAATGGAGAAGTAAGTTCTAAGGAATTTTTAGAAGTTATGGATGACTTCGCTGGTGGTATGGCAGGCGCTTATTCTAAATCTTGGAAAGGTATGGTACAAAACTCTAAGGCCTATATAGGTCAAATTGGAGAAGCGTTCTTAAGCAGTACCTTTGAACAAGCCAAAGGTGGTTTGCATGAATTTGAATCTATGTTGAAATCGCCAGGAGCCAAAGAATGGGCAGCTAAAACCGGCGAACAACTTGGTAATACATTAGCTTCTATTGGTAACGGTATTAAAGGCCTAATAGATTGGTGGCAAAATTTAGACGGTTCCACTCAAAAAACGCTAGGTGGTATTGTTAAATGGTTAGGCATCACTTTAGTTACTATGGGGCCAGTATTAACTATATTCGGTAAGATGGCAAGCACTATTGGTGGCATGTTTAGTGGAATGTCTAGCTTAATACAATTCTTCATTAGACATAATGGTGTGGCTAAAGTATCTGCTGCATCGCAAGCAATATGGAATGGTGTTACTGCTACTGCTCGTGGTATCGCAAATGGTTATAGATTAGCAATATCAGCTTTAAGTACATCTCAAACTATACAAGCTTTGAAAACTAAAATTGCTGCAGCTGCAACAACGGTTTGGACTACAGTTACTAAAGGTGCAGCTTTAGCAACTAAAGGCTTAGGCTTAGCTATAAGATTTATGACTGGTCCAGTCGGTATAGTTATTACAGCTATCGGATTATTAGTAGCAGGACTTATTCATTTATGGAAAACAAATAGTTCATTTAGAAATAGTGTAATTACTGCTTGGAATGTTATTAAAAATTCGGCAGTAACTATATTTGGG